TTACGCATTCCATAACCTTTTAGTAAAGGTGGCTCGCCTAAAGTTTTTGCTAACTCAGCAGACGCCGCGTGGGATCTTTCACGTAATGTTTGTGCAATTTCTAAATTCAATTTTGACGCAGCTGAACCTTCAAAGGCCATCATTTTTGATTGAAGTAACGAATGCCATCCAAGAATACCAACACCAAGGGCGCGGTGGTTCATAGCAAAGTCACGCGCTCGTTTTAAATAGATTTGGCCTTCTGTTTTAATAATAAATTCTTCACAAACAGTATCAAGGAATTTTGTCATTGTTTCAATCGCGTCAGTATCTTTAATTTGATCCCAATGCAATACGTTAATAGAAGAAAGTACACATGTAAATGTTTCTTCGTGGCTGGATGGTAACGCAATTTCAGCACACATGTTTGAAGCATAAACTCTCATATCTTTGTCTTTATAGACTTGCGGTCTTCCGTTATTTACATTATCGGAATATAGGATATAAGGAAACCCAACTTCAGAACGACGTTGTAGAACCTTTGCCCACAAGCGGCGCTTTTCAGGATCCCCTGCTTTCATTTCTTCAATGAATTTATCACTAACAGTAATACCAGTTGTTAGACCTTGAATAGGATTGCCTTCTGTACCAATGTCCAAAAACTCATCAGCATCAGGATGTTCAATGTCTTGATATGCAGCAAAGAAACCGCGGCGAACAGAACCTTGTGATACAACAGACGCAAGTGTATCATACATTTGCATAAAGTGTACTGAGCCTGAGGACTCGCCTGAGTCTCGAATAGGAGCGCCACGATGACGGATATTACCAAAGTAACCTGACGTACCACCACCGTTTTTCATTAGCATACCGTTTTCAGCATGACCAAACAAGATAGCTTGCATGCTATCATCAATGTATGAACCAAAGCAAGATACAGGTAAACCTCGTTCTTTACCGTAATTAGCCCAAACAGGAGATGCTAACGAATAAAAGCCACGAGCCATATACTCATAAAACTTGTCCGCAAATCCTGGCTCGTTTAAATATTCTTCTGCTTTGTTTGCAATATCACGGATACGGCTTTCAGGAGTTTCACCTTCGCTAAGATAGCCGCGCGACAAAAATGTACGAGAGTCCTCGTTTAACCAATAAAAATCTTTCATGTTTTTTCCTTATTAAAATAGATCGTCTTCGGTGAATGCTTTGGTCTTTTTAGAATATGCTGTACTACGTTTAACAAAGAAGTCAACATTCTTTGTACTCAAAATTTCTTCAACGAACCAGTCGGTACTTTTTACCGCCTCTTGATCTACCTCATATAAAGGCTTCATATCTATAGCTGTTAATGATTGATTGAAACGATGTTTTAGGAATTCTTTAACAGTTGCTTTCGGCAAAAAGTCTAGGTCAGATTCACCATAGATCCAATCGACGATAGCAGACTCAGCCTTGAAGGCATCGCGGCAAAGTCTATTCACTTCGTTAATACTTTCTTTATCAAACCACTCTGGGTTTTCTTCACGGATAATGTTTACAAGCTCAAATCCAAAACGAGCATGGATATCTTCTTCTTTTGATGTTGCCTCTACGGCGTTGGAAATACCTTTTAATACATTCTTGTGTTTATTAAATGCCATCATAATTAGGAACTGACTAAACAGTGATACGTTTTCAACAAACATAGAGAATAGAATAATTTTATGGAAATAATCTTTATCATCAACCGGTGCAGCAATTGACTGCTCAAGATAAGCAATACGCTTTTTCATGGCAGGTACTTCTACAATCTTTGCAAACTCTTCGTTAAGTCCCATAATCTCAATAAGATTTGAATAAGCGTCGGCGTGACGTACTTCAGACTCGCCAAAGGTTACACCAACTGCCTGTACTTCTGGCTTTGGAAACTTATCACCGATTTTTGACCAAAACGTTTTAACCGCAACTTCAATTTGAGAAATAGCCAACATTGCTTTCTTTACAATATCAACTTCCTCGGGTGTCATACGTACTTTCATATCTTGAATATCTGAGGAATAATTAAACTCAGTATGTACCCAATACGAATGGCGAATAGCGTCAGTAAATTCAACTACCTGTGGATACTCGTATGGTTTTAAACTTGTTCTTTTACGAAAAATGTTTGGTTGGTTATTATAACGGAATAAAATATATTCACGAGCAAGATCGTGTAATCCCATATCCATAATTACATTTTCTACCTTTTGGTGCACGGCATCAACATCAACTTGAATGTCTGCTTCATCATCTCGGTTCAACAAATCTGTAACTTCTAACGCAACTTCACCAGGAAGCATTCTACTTCGCATACCAACGGTTTTCATAGCTTTAGATACGGCAGTACTAATTTTATTCTCATCATAAGATTCAGTAGTACCATCGCGTTTAGTAACGTAATTAACTCGTCTTAGAATTTCTGGTGGAGTTGATTGTAGCATCATCGGTCCTCTTTCTTATGTGTTTGTGATAAAGCCAAAGATATACCTCCCGACTTAATCGGATCAATATATTGTGGCTAAGGGATATTCTTTAACTATAGATGTCAAATTGTAGGGATATTTATTCATTTAGGTTTCCGTTTTTGGGCGATATTTGAACTTTTTTATTTTTATTTTTGAACATAAGTATCAATTAACGGAAATATTTTGGATATGGCTTTTGCACATTCAGCTGCAATATCCATGTGTTCTTGTTGTGTTCCATTTGAAGCACGCAGCTCAATATAATGGATCCAAGATCGGATAGAGCCTTGCATATACAAACGGCTAATAGTATTACCTTCAGGCAAAACCGCCCGAGCCTGCTCTTTAGCAATACCATTTTCAATAGCCCACTTGTATGCATCTTCCGCCGCACGAATAACTTCACCCTGTTTTGAGTCCCACATCATCTGCAAACGTTCGTCAGAGTTAGCAATACTATTTTGACGGTTTTTAGTATCTTGTAAACGTGCTTCACGCGTTACAAACTGATTACCCATAAGCGCAGGGTCAGCATATCGTTGACTAAACTCCTGAAAAGCAAAGGAGCGATGTCGTAACATTTGGCGAGCAATATCACGAGTAGTTTCAATTTCCATTGTTGCATTAGCCATTTCAAATGGTGACCAATGAGCATGTTTTGCTAAGTAACTTAATAGCTTCGGCGCTGTTTCTTGGTTCAATTGATTAGTAGGATTTGACACTCTTGCGCAATATGCAATCATATCTTGCACATCGTCGAGCCCAATAATTTCTCCTTCAGCTGGTTGAGTATAACCAATTAATCTAACTTGCATTTTGTATCCTTATGATTTGCGCCATGCGCTGAGTTTCAATTCTGCTTGTAATCCTTGATAAGTATTATCTTCAATTAACTTTTCAGGATCAAGTCCTGCTAAATAGATTTCGTTAATATCTTTACCTGGGACGTCGGATGGCCATATACAAACCTTGTAGCCTGCTTTAATAACCTTTTCCATTCTTTTGTGTATTTCTTTGTTTCTTGGCTCGGCATCAAAGACATATATTGCGTTGTCTCCTGCAGCGTTGCCGTTGCCTTCAGCACCATTCATTGCAATAGCGTTTTCAATAAAGAAACTATCAATAGCGCCTTCGACAATATAATATGGTTGTGAAAAGTCAACTTTATCAAGGCCAAATATTTTTGGTCTTTCTTCAAACATTATAGTTATATATCTAATTCCTTTAGGATCAAACCCACGAGCAGATACACCAAAGCAATTGCCGTTTTGATCTAAGAAAGGTATTACCAACCGCGGTTCATCTTTACCTATGTTTTCAAATTTATTAGGAATAATTTCATTAATCCAAGTCTTAAACTTTTTTGCAAAGTATAAACGATAATGATGCTTAGTTGGTATTTTACGTTTTTCAATATATCTTTTAATAGGATGGTCAGATTTAAGTTGACTTATCTTCTTAATTTTTAACAGCGGGTTCTTCTTATTAAAGACTGGAGCTTTTGTCTTAAATTGATTCTCATCAGGTTCCGAGTCTTTTACAGCAGTATTAGCCATAAACTTTTCCGCCACATAATCATTATACAATAATTGGTCTATGCTCTTTAAAAAGAACGAGAAGCCTTGGCTAGCTCCACAGTTGTGGCAGTAATAATGGAACACGTTCTTTGACTCTAGGAGCCAACCACGGCTTTTAGACCGTGACTTTTGGGAGTCCCCACAAACTGGGCACCGAAAGTTAATTTTGTAAGGATTTGTGTTACGTATTCTAAAGTTTTCCAAACGCCCGGATAGCATTTGTGCATACTTTAGTTCTGTAAAATCTACCATAATAAAAAGCTCAATCTGATTCTGTATATATTAGATTATAATTGGATCAGGCCCAAATGTCAACCAAATAATGTAGTCCAATTAATTTCCACCAAATAATGTAGGCCAATTAATTTCCGCAACAACTATTGCTAACACTAGGCCCATGCCCATAAAATACCAACGCCAATTTTCAAGTACGTTTACTTTTTTAGTCTGTTCATTCAGTCTCATATGTAATGATTGTTCTACCGCTTCTAACTTTTCAAGTACTTCTTTATTACTCGTAGCTCGCTTTTCGGCATTGTGATTAGCTAGCTTTTCGTGGTCAGCCCTAGAAGATCTTCTATATTCTTCAAGTCTATCGCTTAAAACATTCATACGCAACTCGTCAGTACGTTTTGTTTCTTCGCAGAGCTTTTCTACGTCGTCGAGCTTTTCTTTAGTAAACTCTAAGACTTCATTTTGCACAGCAACGTTTTTGGACAAGTCAACCATCATGTCCATTGAGTCCTCAACTTTGTTGAAGAATTTTTGTATCTGTTTGATATCTGACTTAATTAGGGCGATATCTGTTTCCCAATTTGACTTTGTATTTGCCAATGTCTTTTTTCCTTTTATGCCTTTTGATTACGGAGGCTGGGTGGCGAACTCCGGTATTAAGAGTAAAAAAGGGGCATCATTACTATGTACCCCTCAATATATCACTGATAACTAATTATGTCAATACTATTTATTCAGAAAGTGCACCCTCATAGTAGCCAATTATAGCGTTTTGCTCTTTTATGTATCGTCTAAGATCGCCAATTCCAATTGCAAGATTTTCATATCCTTTTGCAGAAATAGCAAAGAACACAACATTGCCAGTTGATGTTTTTAATTCTTCAATTTTTTGGTCAAGATTTTCCTCAGTCACAACGTACCATTCAACTGGTGGCATCTCCACCTTTTTAGGCCGTTCCTGTGTTGGAATATTTTGACTTACATATTCAGTCTGCGTTACTACCGTCGGTTCCGGCGTCCTGCCCAGGCACGCTGTCAGCATCGTCAGCGGTACTAGGATTAGGATCAGTTTCATCGGCAATTTTTCCAATAAGTTCTGCAACTGCATTGTTTACCCTTTCCTCCAAATTTTGCGCGTCAGTGAGCGCTTCCATAGTCAAATCTATTCTAGCAAATACGCCGCGCAATTTGTCAAGATGTGCTTGAGATTGTTGTAATTGCTTAGTTAGGTTATTATTCAATTCTTCGTTTCGTGCTGCATCCGCAACCATTTGGTCAACAGTGTTTTGCAGAGTTTCCGCAGCGTCCTGAAGTTTCACATTATTAGTACGTAAAGTGGTGATAGTTTCCTGCGACCAATCAAAGTACGATTTTGCCGCGAAACCACCACCACCTAAAATACTTAGTATAATGATTATAAGATAGAGTCTAGCCAATCTTAGTCCTCTTCTTTGTCCTCATCTTCATCTTCGTCATCTTCATCGTCGTCTTGATCTTCGTCATCTTCGTCCTCGTCTTCATCAGCAGCTGCTTCCATCATGCTAGCTGTTGCTTTTTCTTCGAGGGCTGCTAAAATACGTTTTTCCATTTCTGCTTCAAACGCTTCTTTCAAACCAAGTGGACGTGCCTCGACGGCTTCCTGGACAATCTTTTCTAAAGACATGTTGTTCTCCTTGTTATGTTAACTGTGTATTATTTATTATTTAAACATTTTGGCTTGTGTTGCTGGGCCTACAATGCCGTCTGCCACTAAACCGTTAAGTTTTTGCCATTTTTTAACTGATGTTTGCGTTCCGAAACCAAAGTCTCCGTCCGCTGTAATACCTAAAGCTTTTTGCATTTTAGCGACATCGTCACCTTTCATACCTTTGCGTAAAGTACGAGATTTTGCTGGTGCAGATTTCTTTGCTGCTTTTGGCGCGGGTACTTTACCACCAAGAATAGCTAATGCTTCTTCCCAACGACGTGTACGATCTTCTAAACCAATTGTACCACCATTTATCTTTTTTGTCAATCCTTTAATGTCGCCTTTATCAGCCCACTTGTCAAGTTTATTTGTTGCCCAGAACCAGCAGGCTGACTCTAAAGCTCCTCGTTCGGTTGCAACGTAGTCTGCTGCTTCTTCCGCTGACATTCCGACTGACTTTCCAAACGCTGTATAATTGTTTCTACCTGTAAGTTGCTTAATGCCACGGCCCCTAAATCTCCACCCATCACCGGCAGTGGTGTTGCCCATAGCGCCTCGTTTGCTGCGGTATTCATCTTGATAAACATAGTTTGCAATTTTTTCAGGTTTGCGAGCGTATTCTTTAGCATTTCTTTTACCCTTTCCGAAATAACGACCAAACACTCCGTTTAACGCTTTTTCTGAATAGTTAAGGTTTTCTTCAAGTCTTGTAAAGTCTAAAGACTCATGCGCGCATTGAGCCATGAAACCGGCTAACCGGTTTGTTGTATTAATTTCGTATTTTTCAAACATAGGAACCGCGGCATCGTACCAAGACTCAGCGTCCTTATTTTTTGGGATCATTGCGCTAAATTGTTCTAATGTAATCATAAGGTTTCTCCATTAATAATATTTCTCAGTGTTTTACGCTTTTTAGTTTTATTCTTGGATGTCCATTTCTTTTGAGCTGCTTTTGACATTGCAGTTCCATCCATTCCTGCAATATTTCCATCCCCAACGTTATTAACCGGTGTATCTTCTTTTAACCTATCCATGATCCAAGCTTTAGCGTTTGCTTTACCATATTCGGTTGTTTCCCACTCCCAGTCACGTTTATCCCAAACCATAACTTTCCATTCGCCTTTATGGCGTTCGTTACTATCTAAAGCTTTTTCTATTTTGTATTTTTTACCACCGATAGTAGCTTCTATTTCGCCATCAGTACCTGCTCGTTTCCAACGTGGAACAGCGGCTTCTTCTAATGACTCGTCAACTGCAAGCTTAGCAGCAATTGCCATTTTACGGCGTTTTTCTTTTGACTTGCCTTTAAACTGTGGTGCGTCTGATTTGTAAAAGTCGTCAATCCAATCGCCCATATCATCAGATGCTTTTAGCTTTTCTAAAAAAAGTTCAGCCTTTTCGTTTAAACTATTGACATCTTCTGCAAGTGTGGTATAATGAGTATATCTACTATAAAATAATTGTATTGATTCATCTAATTGTTTATCAGTTAATTCTTCTGTAAGAGTAGTTTCATCAGTAAAATGTTTATATTCTTTAATGAGAAATAACGCAGCAGCGTATGATGCAAATCGAGAACTACCGCCAGGAACTTTAGCTAACAACTTTTTAAGGTTGGCTACCATTCTATCAAAAACTCCCCATGATTTACGCTGAGCAGCTTTAGTAAAATCTTTTGATTTGATTAGTACTTTACCGTCTTTATCAATAACACCAAGCTTAAACGCTTCCCATTTATTAAAAGGAGTTGCGAGCCTGCGGATAAATTGGTATACTAAAAATAGATCAACGATCATAAGATCATATTCCTTTAAGTTTTTCTTCTATAACTGGATCAGCTATAATATTTTCTTTACCTATTATACGATCTTCATACATTATTTCTATAGGCATATAGTTTAAGTATTCAACAAACGGCTTAATGTATTCATGGTATTCTTCAAGTTTCATGAATAACATATGTGTCGCTTCTGGCCCAAACATATTATAGATAATTATCAAGTGGTTCAGAATCAACCTTTCTTTTAATTCATTATCTTGTCTGTATCTTCCAAATAATTTGCGTAAATATTGAAACCTTTTCAGGTCTTCCTCAAATTCTGATACGTCGGAACATTGAGGATTGTCGTAATATTTAGATGCAAATAACAGAAAGGTTGATTCTGTCAATTTCATATTATATTTTCTTTACTTTTATGAGTCAGCTACGATAGCATCTTCAACAGCGGTGTCGCCTGTTACACCCAAGTCACCAGCAGCAACCGCGGTTACTTTCATTGGTACTAGACATTCAGCGTGGTGACGTCCGCCATCTGTATGGTATAACCACCAGCCTGGACCAGTAATGCCTTTTGCACGGTTAGATGCAATTCCAGCCTCTGTAAGGTCAACAAAGATTGCGTTATCTCTATCGTTTGATTTGTTTGTGTTTGACGCAGCATCTTCCAACCATTTTGGTACGGAAGCCAATGCATCTGTTTTTCCCCAAAGTGCCATTTTTTTATATCTCCTTATTTGGGTTTCTTGATTTATTTATCTTCTGATAAGCGAGCTTCTTGTTCTTCTTTCATAGCCTTTTTGATAGCTTTGCGGCGTTTGTGAAGATACTCGTCTGAATCGTCAACGTCTCCGTCGTTATCAATATCATCGTCGGCTTGTCCAACCGGATCCATTTTCTTTTCTTCGAGATCTTCTAAAGTTTCTAAGATCTTTGATTTAAATGATGATGCAAAATCCATTTTTTATTCCTCTATTATTAATTAAGGGTTAGTTTGTTGTCTAGCTTTTCTAAAATCTTTGCGAGCAGTTCTTAAACCGGCTCTAGCAGTCTGAAGCTTTTTACGAGTATCTGTGGCTCGTTTCAATTCTTTTTTCTTTCTTTCAATATTATCAATTTTTGCTTGTCTTGCGTCGTTACGTCCAGCACGAGAAACTCTAAGATTACCTTGTTTATTAACAAGACCTCGGCGTATACCTTTGGCTGCGAGCTTTGCTGCTCCACCAATCACCTTACCAATGATTTCATTTAACTCTTCTTCGGTTAAATCATCGGGGTTGATATTTTCTTCATGCATGTGTTCCCACACGAGCGCAAGCTGCATTTCATGCTCAGTCATATGTGATTTAAACGTCTTCATTTATTATTATCCTTAATTTGCTTTTTCCAGGTATTATCCTGTGATAAACCATTTTAGGTATTTCTATCGTATCACGTTTATTTATAACAGTAGGCAGTTCATCATCAAATTGTATTTTCCAACCATCGCCATCTAATACTGTAAATACTCTATCGTTTTTATCCCTATGCCAAACATAATCATCAGCGGTTGTGTTATAAGGGTTAAATATTCGTATCCATTGGTTATCTGTCAAATGTTCATCATAATATGGTTTTACCAAAAGAACGAACCTCCATTTTTTAATCCTAATTCATTTGCATATCGAGGTAAACGGCAAGACCAATACCCAGCTTTAGTCTTATCGTTTTTTAAATGACATTGGTGGCGAGCTGCGAAAGACTTGCGTGCCTCTTTATCATCAAAGTTTACGGCCAAACCGGACGTATCCCCGAAGGTTACTTTTTTGACTTTATCCCCATCTTTCACATACACATAGAACTTTTTGGGACCACCTCTTTGTGGCTTGTTGAGCTCAACGTCCTTTTCATCCTCCATCATGGGAATGTCAAGTGGAACTCGCCGTTCTTCGTAAATATCGTGTTCACCTATATCTGTTTCTAATAGGTCTCTATCGAAATAATTAGATGGGTTTATGATTCCTTCTTTGAATAACTTACGCGCTTCAATAAAAAATTCGTAAAACGATTTGCTGTGTGGTCTATATACACACTCTGCTAACGGAATGTCGTTTTCTAAATGATACGCAATACCTTCGTGTAAGTTATGCTTTGCAAAGGTTTTCATACTCTGTCTTCCTTACTATCTAAAAATCTTGTTCTAAATAATGCTGCATCTCGAGCTGTTTGGAAATATATGGAATGTTCATGAAAATCAGTCCATTTTTGAAATTTCCATCTGTAATCTTCAAGATGATATTCTAACCATTTAATAGCACCATGTTTTCTGCTGCTATGTATTGTAACTTGTTCTCGATTTTCAGATTTCATCCATTCGGCAATAACTGCTAAATGTTGTTCTGTCTTTGGTCCCTTATTCATCAGTTATCCTCCAAACTCGTGACCTGCGACTCTGCGCATTTGTTTATTAAATTCTGCCTGTGATGGCTTTTCTTTATATAGTTTAATTGAAATCTCAGGTCTATCTTTACCTTTAATTCTCCAATTTTTTCCGTCGTCTTTATGCTCAGGTTTAGTAGTTTTGACAACACGGCGCTTATAACCAGCTTCCCATGTTTCTGAACCTTCGCAAAACTGTTTAAAACTTTTCATTGTTATCCTACCTTTGGAACGCAATTAGGAACCATCTTGTTCCCTTTCTTTTTCATACCAACTTGTTTGTAATCAGACCAACAAGCTTCTTGTTGCCCAGCTTCATCACTGTCTTGAGACTTCATATAATCTCTCGCAGTGTCAATATAATCAGTAGCTTTAGTAATCTTTGATTGAACCCACTCTGGCATGTTTTCGTCGTCAGATAACATATCATGCAATTGTTGTGCTGCATCAATCATGGTTTTTAATTGGCCTTTTGCCATTCCACCTTCGTTATCGTATTCGTCTTTGGACTCTATAAACGTTTTAAAATTTTTCATTTCATTAACTTCTTTATTGTTGCCAAGGCTTTCTTGCCGTCTGGATGTTTTGGATTAATACCAACTGGTTCGCCATTCACAAGTTCAGATACATTAACCGATTTACGTAAAGCTGCAATTGCTTTGTGTAAAGGATCTTTTGGATCATACTTAGTTTCAAACCCAGGTTTACCGCGAACTTCAACCCAAGATTTTTCATTGCTGTCTTTTATTTTTAAGACGTCTTCGGCCTTACCCCTAATGAGTTTAAGTTTAAGACCTTCAGAAATATATTGTTTAAAACTATACATACTCTTTAATTTTTTTCTCAATTGCCGTAATGATCTTATTATGTGTTTTGCTCAAATATCTATCACTACGTAGACGTTTAATAGCAAGCGCAGTCTGTGCAGCATACTTCTTTTGAAAATCAGCCGGTCTTGTATCAATGTCTTGTACGTTTGCCAGTCTATCAGCAAGTTTAATAACTAATGACCAACTTGACATTTTAGCCATCTTATTAGCAATGTATTCGCCTTTACCAATCGCATCAGATGCAGCTTTATCAGTTGTTAATTCCTGAACCATATCAGCTACAAGAGCACCAAACTGTTTAACTAAATCGGCATATGTGGTATCAGTATCTTCAATAGTATCGTGTAGATAGGCTGCCTGTACTAATGCCGAAAGGTTGTTTGATTTTTTAAACTTTTGCACGAACCGAGCAACTTCTTTTGGATGCTCGATGTATTTACCACCACTTTTGCGCACTTGCCCTGAATGGGCTTTAGTTGCAACTCTAAGCGCCGTTAATGCACTTTCATTTAAATTAGATGAAAGGTCTTCTGAAATATATTGTTTAAAAGATATCACTTTTTAACTTTCTTTTTAGCTACAATTTTTTTAGCCATTTTATACGCGCCCTTAGCTGCAGCCTTTGCTCCTTGAGCAACCATAGGAGCGGCTAATGCTGCGCCTACGACTTCAGGTGGAATACTTTCCATTGGAGTATCTTTTTTGTATTTTTTAGTAAGCTCATTAGTACCTTGCTC